GACTGCTAAGATGCATCCGAAAAATAAAAATGGCATGTTATGCTCCAGAAGGTACTGCAATTGGTTGTGCTATTCGTATTCCTTTACCGCCGTCATCATCGTTGTCATCATCGTTGAAGGCACGGAGCAATAGTTCTATCAGTACAAGAGCAGCCATTGGATAGAAGACCCAAAGGATTGCCATGAATGGTGATATAGAATCTGTTGCTCCTACGAAGTCCGACATGTAAAGGAATGTTACGAATAGTTATTTATACTTAGGGTTAACTAAAGTATTGGAGCTTAGTATAGATCGCTATACCTGCCCAGAAAAGCATCATAGTTGCTCTTCCGTTTGCTCTCCAGAAAATATCTGCTTGTGTCATTAGAATATACCTGGAATGATTTGTCCTGTGGTGATGTAAGCACCTGTTGCTGCAACAAATCCGATCATTGCTGCCCAACCGTTAAACTTTTCTGCTTCTGGTGTCATGGGTTTTCTCCTTTTGTTAGATTTTAGGGTTAAAAAGTAGCTAGAGGTCAACACTAGCGGTGTAAAAGACCTATTGTATCAGGCGATGCCTGGTATGATCCATCCGAAGATGGCATAGTTATGGATGGCAGCGAACAAACCAATCATCGCTAGGCGACCATTAGTTCTCTCAGCATTCTTCCAGTAACCATCATAGTTCTCAACATACTCCATAGGAGGTTCTGATGCGAACATGTTTTGCTTGCCATACTCGGTAGTTGTATACCGATTCATCTTGGCGGTTGATGATGTCATTTACTGTGTAAAGTAATGTAACAATATTATATAGCAAATCTTAAGGTCTGTCAAATGGGTAATTATACTGATACCCGAACCTCCATAAGCACACCTAATAATCGTCATTAGTATTTCTGTTTACCCACTCTGCATTGTTTCTACAATATGCATCAGCATCTATCTCCATCCTCCAATGAGTGACAGTATGGAGAGTCTGTATCATCACTACCATAAACATCAACATCACTGGTCCAATCCAGAGTGGATGCATTACTATGTCTTCTGTCTTTTTCATGTTACTATTTTAGCATAAAAAAAGACCCCCTACAATGTAGAGGGTCTTATTATCTCGAACGATTCTATTTAGAATACGAACTTAGCACCTAGCTTACCGCCCCAGTTAACGATGTTGTCTCCTGCAGAGTCTTCACCAGCAGAGATACCAGAGATCTCTCCGTAGAATGCTAGATCTTCTGTAGCAGCAACAGAAGCACCGATCTTACCAGAAAGTTCTGTTTCTGTATCGTCAGTAGCATCTGCATGAACTAAAGAAGGACCACCTTGTACATAATAAGCGATCTTACCTTCAGTTGTAGCACCTTCGTAACCTACATGAATGTCTGTAGTAGCACCTGAATATGATCCATCAGGATATGAAAGATTGCTCTCTACATTCACATAAGGACCAGCAAAAGCTGCACCAGCGAGTAGGAATGGAGATGCTGCAACAGCAGCGATTGTTGATTTGATTGACATGATTGTTTTATTGTATCTCGCATGGGACTAAAAAACCCCTGCGGATGATAGACTCCCCGACATGGGAATCTTTTTACATTCGCAAAGGGGTACGATCTTTCGATTCCTTTACTGCAACTGTCACATTGTATAGTGTGCCAGTTGTTGATATTTATAATAGCATAAGTTTAAGTTATGTGTCAAGCCCCCTCAAAACCTGGTGGTAGAGTGCCAAGATAGGGATTCAACATATACAGTTGTTCGGGTTTCTCTACCTGATTAACCTCGTTCCTCCAGAACTGCCATAAAGCATCGTGACAATTCTTATGATACACATCCACATGAAGGTCATGTATATCTGATCCTAATTCTATTTGATACATGAAAATAGGAAACGCATAAGTTAATCCAGTATTGTATATCAAATCATCTGCCACTGCACGAGGAAGAACTCTCTGATCAATCTTATACTTGTCTCCTTTAGTATGAAGATCTAAAAGTTTCTGAGCATACCTTCTATTAATTACATAAGCAGCAGTAGAAAAATCATTTACATATCTACGATGTATCTGTGCATGACCACCAGCAGGATTAATAACTGCTAACTGGATACAGTCCCAACCATGTGGTGCATTAGCAATAATATCTTTCCAGTTAAATGGCCAATGCTTTACGACTGAGATATCACAATCATCTTCCATCATAATAGCAATGTCATCATCACTAGTATCTAACCAGTGCTTCATTGCTTTAAGATGAGATGTAGTACATCCTATCTCACCCGATGACATATTGTCTGGATACTTACCAGTAAGGATATCGCTAAGGTCATCCTCCCTACCATCATAAGCAGAAATTCTAGTATGATTTTCAATCAACCAATAAGAAAACTGATCTTCCATATACTTGGCACGATCTTCCTTACCATCAAGATTAATCCAGTAAATATGTGGAAGTCCTTTCAGTTTTTGAGCAGACTTATTCTTATCTAATACAAAACTAGTCATTTCCAATCACCTTCTTAACAGTGGGTAAGTAATGGGTCTTAATAACATTCTCCCATGAGAATTGTTTAGCATACTTTAAGATCTCAGATCTATTAGCAACAGAATACTCTCTGTTCTTCTTAATAGCATACTCTACAAACTGTGGGTCGTCAATCTGAGATTCTGGAATCACAGTAATGAATTCCTTATCAAGATCTAGATTAGCAGTAGCGAACTCACTCACAACCACCCCTAGACCAGCAGCAAATGCCTCCATGATGACCAGAGAGTGTGCTTCACCATCCGATAGGAGGACAAGGTTCCCATAGTCTGTTAGATAATCGTGGAGATATTCCTTCTTCCATTCACCAAGATAGTTATGATTCTCATTGAATCTCTTGTCTGCTATGTTACCAGCAAAGAAGAGACTGTCTATTGACTGGAACTTATGCTGACGCTTACGGTAATCTATCTTTGCTAGATAGATGCTACGATCAGGAAACTCTGGGGTATCTGTATGACGGAAGAGATTAAGATCAACACCATTAGGTACAACAAACAATTTACTATCAGGAATACCGCCGAGTATAGAATACGCTTTCTTAATACTTTCTGATAGACAGAAGACATTTGGTTTAGCTTGCTGAAAGAGTCCGAAAATTCTACCATACCCATTCATCTTATCAGGTTGCTCAAGATAAGCAAAGTGAGTAGTACATGCACAAGGATATTGGATGTATGGATATAATACTATCCAATCATCATACTGTATGTGACAAAAATCTGGTTGAAAATCATTAAGTCTATGAATAATCTCCTTAGGATTTTTAATATTAAGTATCTGTACTTGGTGTCCTAATTTCTCTAGGGTAACTTTATAGTCCCAGATCAAACTTTCAACTGCTCCCCATCCTACAGGAGGTATTGGTGTAGCAGGTCCAATTATACTAAATTTCATAACAATGATTGTAACTTAGGAATGTAATCGTAGGCAAGAATATTTTCCAATCCAAATGTATCTATACCATATTGTCTGACCTCTTTTCTAATCTGTCTGGATCGTTTCTTGTTCTTATGTATGATGTCTCTTATCTCTGGTATATTCTCACGATTTTTATTGTTGAGAATCATATCCTCTGGTATAACATCAATGAATGGTAAGGAAGTATCTAATTCAGTAGCAACTGCTTCTGATACTACCACACCTAAACCACATATCAAAGCTTCCTTAACAGCAAGTGGTGTAGTATTTTCTATCTCACTAAGCAATACAAAATTTGAATAATTTGTAATATTTAAATTCAATACATCTCTATCAAGTTCTCCCTTATAAAACTTACCAGTATACCTACCAGGTTCTCTGCGTCCAATGATATCAATTCTATTGAAAGGAGACTTAGGTAGTCTCTCCATCACCTCTTCTAAGAACCACTGTCTCTTTCTATCACATACCTGAGAGAAACATACTGTAGTATCAAACTGAGCATACTCATTGAACTGATAAGGTGCAGGTCTAACACCCAACTTACTTAACCATATATTATCAGGGTTAGCACCAAACTCAACATAGGTATCAATATCTTTTTGACTAGATGCAAAGATATGAAAATCATTATTCTCTCTTATCCTAGCAAAATGTTGACCATATCCATCTCTTCCCCACATATGAGGAGTATTGATATATGGATAATGACTAGAAACAATTACTCTCTTGCAAAGAGGAACAAGATCCTTAATAATATCAGAGAAAACATCATAGTGCAGGTGTACAATATCATAGCGTCCATGTTCTACCTCAAACTTAATTAACTCTTTGTCTGGTGTATTAATAATCTCTACTCTATGCCCTAATGCTTTAATAATCTGAGTGTAATCCCAGATCATCATCTCTACAGCACCCCATTTTTGAGGTGGTATCTCCATGATACCAGGACCAACTAAAGCAATCTTTAATCTACTACCGTCACTGATTAGTTCTTTCATTGGTAATTCTCCCAATACATAACTTTTTTAATTTCTTCCAATAGTTCTGGTTCAGTACCATAGCGAACTAATTGATCCATGTTTTGATAAGCACTATGGAATAAGAAGATTGGTTTCATATCAACCTCGTTAGGATTAGATCCATACCAAACTCCATCTATCAAATCCATAGGTTGTTGTTTAGCAGCAGCACAATGATTGAATGATCCATTAGTAAACTTATAGTTACCCCACTCATTCAATGCAAGACAGAGAATCATTTCATCTGTTACACCACTATGCAATTTACCATCAGAAAAAATATGATCATAGATCTCTTGATACTTTTCAAAGAGAGCATCATGCTTATCCTTCTGGAATAAAAATGCACCCGATGCAGCATAAGGATATTCTCTAGGATTCTCTGGCATATATTTACCAGTGTTAGTCCTATCAATTTTCTCACCAGTATTTAAATAGTTTCCTAATGTAGGAACCCACCAGTGCTGAGTACAAAGGAACTTATCCTCTGCCTCTTCAATCAATTCATCTACCCTGTCATTTATAACAACAGTATCAGTATCAAGATAGAAACAATATTCGGTTTCTACATGCTTATAAAGTTCATACCTTTTCTTCCAAATCTCAGGTTGAAAATAATTTCTCTCATCATCATTATCAATATGCTTAGCTTTAGACTTAACAATCTTAACATCAGGGTCATGAATGTTATCTAACCTATCATCCATATCAATGATAAGAACCTTATGATCCTGCTCAATCCTCTCTAAGGATTCACAAGCTCTCATAAGGTTTTTATAATAATGATCATCGCCACCAACGATGAATCCGAAAGTTACTTTAGTCATGACATATAATGCAAAAATAATTGATGGTGATAATCCATTTTGTTTCCTTTCATTGGTTCTCTCCAATGTTCCAATGTATCACCTCGATAAATGATAGCATCTCCATTGTTAAGATAAACTGGTGTACCATCAGCATAGAATGGCCATGGTTCTTTTAGTGTAGTATCTATTTGAAAACTGACACTAATTTCACATGCCTCCCAATCTTTATGTGGTGTTAATTCAGTACCAGCATAATAAAACCTATCAAAAAAATAAGTTGGAGTAAGTTTACATGATACAGTTTCTTCAAGAAATGGAATCAGATCAAGATGAAATTTTTCGTATGCTGGATAATTAATTCTAGAGTATGAACCAGGAACTTGCAATTCCTCATCACTACTTCTAAACTCTGTACCTTTCCATACAATATGTCTTTCAGAATAAAGATCCTTTGGGACATTTTGAAATGGGTTGAGATCTTTTACAAGATTTCTAACAACAAGATACCCATCATCCATCAGCCTTGATGTAAACCCAAGACTTGTAAGCATACTCATTAGTCAAATAGATGCCTTCCCATACTTCCTCATCAAAGAACTCTTCAAGAGCACCTTCAACATCGAAGTAATCAGCAGTAACATTGTCAGGATCACAATAAGTATCATGCCCTGCTATTATACCACCGTATTTTACTTTTGGATACCATGCTTTAAGATCTTCTAGCACAGCTTCCTTAGTATGATCTGCATCCAAGTAAACATAATCAAAGAATTTATCTTCAAACTTTGCTGCCCAGTCTACTGAAGAACCCTTACACATTTCTATCTTGGGATTGTCACCATAGAGTTCTTTAACTCTGGCATGTCCCTGCTCTACACGATCTTCAAACTTAGTGAAGTGTGCATCGTTACCTTCTGTCTGCCATTTATCAATAAGATAAAATTTTTCAACAGAATCTTTCATCTGAGGATAGTAGATATCTAAGTATCCACCATACTCAACACCAACCTCTGCTACTTTGAGAGGTTTCCATTCTTCTAGACTATCAACTACAACAGTAGGTAGATGATCCCTAGAGAATTCAAAGTGTTTAAACTTAGGATTAATATCAAATCCTAGAGGGTTATAAGCATTGGTCATAACAGTTTTAAAATACCTTTAGATCGATTCATGAATGTGTGTTTGTCTTTGACAATAAGCATCTGATGACGAATCAAATCAACATTCTGATACTTAGCAAAACCTTTGAGGAAAAGTTCTTTAATATCCTCTGAACATACTATACTATCATCAATAAACTTAGCAAGTTTAGGTGAGTTAGTAAGACCTAGGTGACCATAACTGATCGCCTTAAAGATTCTACAACTCTTCACGCCCCATGCCTTATGAGTCTCATTTCTGAGGTCAGGTTGCATGATAGACTTCTGCATATACTCCCTGTACACATCATCAGGAAGTGGTTGAACCCAAGGGTCACTATGATAGCATTTAATACCAGCATAACGACACTCTTGCATCCATTCACTAACAGCAGGACCATTAGCAAATGGACCACTCTCAGATATGCTACCGATCATATAATATTCTGGATCTCTCTTTCTAGTTGCCCAGCTAAGATCAATCTCATGTGGCAATAGGTTTGCTGCCCATGCCATGTATATTATATCATAATCAGAAGAATTCTTGTCGTAGAGTACACCCGACTCTAACTCTTCACAATTATCATAGTCTACAGTATATGTATAGTTGGTATCTTCAATGTAATCCACATGATATCTCATGTCAATTAACTTCTTGACATTACCAAGATACTTCTCTGGATTTACACAGACATGGCATACATATGTACTACTCTTCCTTAAGGGAATTTTTTTATCTTTATATCCTTCGCAAAAGAATAAGCAGTCTTCATAATCAAAGTCCTCTGGATGATCCTCATCAGTAAACCAGAAGACTTCGTACCCTTGGTACTCGAATGCTTTCTTAAACGCTTCATAGATATAAGAATAGGTATCCGTGTGTAATGGATACCCCCACAATACTATTTTCATTTTTTAAAGACACCCAATTTAGATAGTAACCACATTGTAACTATTGTCCATCCTATAACATACCACATCATACTCTTCCTAACATATAATCTTCTGCTTTCTTAGTCTCTCCAGTCACACACTTCATAGCATCAATAGTATGTGAAGGTACAAGGTCAGGATGAGCCCACCAGTCTTCAAATGGGTGAGAATCATCTACTGATATATCATCTACAATAAGAACATACCCTCTATCTTCAAGATACTTTCTAGATTCATTCTGTACATCAGGACCATCATTATACTTGTCGTGTTCAAATGTTATAGTAGCAAACTTATTCTTATCCAAATTAACTTTTTTCATAGCATCAAGAGTAACTTGTGCTGGTTCACAATCTACCTGTAGATAATCAAATACTGGTCCTAACTTTACCTCTTCAAATAATGCATCAAAATCTGCAGTAGTAGCATCACCTAAAGCAACAGGTGCTTTACGATTCTCATTATAAAGATCAGCTTCCTTCTCTTTGATTTCAAATCCTATACCAGTCCATGCAAATATAGATTCAAGAAGAGCAGTGTTGTTAGAAATAACAGGATGACCTGCACCTATCTCTACAAATGTTCCTTTAGGTTTTCCGTCAAGCATAGCCAAGACAAATATGTCCTGATAACATTGAGAGAAATTCTGATGAGTTATTAACTCACTATTAGGAAATCTATAACGAAGTTCAGTGATCTTATCTACTGTATAAAAGGTTGGCAACTGCCACGCATTAGGATCTGTCATGTTTGTAATGTAGAGTTATCTTTTGCAAGATGAATGATCTTTCTATCGTATGTATAATGTGGGAAACACTCTGGATATGCATAGTCAGGAGGTAAGGCATTCACCTTGTCTTCGTTCTCTAAAAAGAACTTATTAATCTGACTTTCATCATGCCACACTGCTATTATATCATTCTCATAATCCTTGTCAACTCTGTCCCTCAGAGTCTTCATCATAGGAATAGCATGTTTAACTTGTCCACCCCATAGACACCCTTGATAATAATTCTTTTGCTCACCTTCTACATATGCTTCTGACTTAGGATTGGTTTCAAATGTACCAGTGTAGTCAGCATAATGACATGGGTGATGTACAGCAAGGTATTCCTTCTCTGGATCTAAGATCTCATGAGAGAATATCTTCTTCTGTACTACCATATCTGCGTCAAGAAAGAGTACCCAGTCGTACTTAGTTAACTCTTCTTCTGCTTCTAGAATAGTATGGAACCTTTCCAGCGTGATTGCTGGCCATGCTTTATGTTCTATCGGATAGATAGACATATTGTCTGGAGAACCCTCCAGTTCACCATCCGTAAAGATAAAATACTGCTTGTTAGCATCTGGCATCAGATGCTCTTCGCATTGTTCATAATATCTTGGAAGGAAATCAAGGTACTTGTTAGTACCTATGAATATTATAGCCACATTAGTCATACTTTCATCCAACCTTCGCAGTAGAGATCTTGTGTATTGTTCCGTTGATCCAACGGAGGTCCGAACCACTTGCTCGGAGCTATTACTTGTTTGTTTACTGATTCTGAGAGCCATGCACCCCACCAAGAAAAAGAACTATTTGCGATGATGAAATCAGAACACATAGTCATTAAACAAAGATCAACAAACTGATCTCCCGACTCGGAGATCATAAACCTATCATCAGCAAATAGAGGTTGCTCGTGACACCACGCAGGATCATCTGAAAGAACAACCACAGGTCTGTCGCTATCGAAATAGGACAGTGCTTTCTCATAATATTCTAGCGAAACTATAGGATGATGTCCATACTGAGCGTAGTCAGTTCGTCTCACATGTAAAGCGATAGATTTATTTAGACCCTCCATCATCTCCATGCAGGGATTTTTTATGTCGTCTTTGAATGTAAAATCTTTTATTAATTCATCTCTAACATTTAAAAAATACTTCTCTGACTGGAAGAATCCCCATAGGGTAACCCAGTCAGGACAATTGTTGAACAACTCCTCATCAAAATGGAATTGTCTCTCTTGCAACACAGGTCTACGAGGATCTAACCATTGTATCTGCAACTGATTAAATGTCTCTAAGGTGAAGGGCATAAACAATTGATGCTCTTCCCATTGATCTGAATTACTCTTAAAATTAGAAGGAGGTACACAAAACTGATACCCCATGTTCTTTGCTATACCTTTCACGGCAGCGTACTGGAACATCTGATTCGCAAGACGCTCCTTCTTCTTACCTACATCATTAATACCAATCATTTTGATTGTACATCAGTTGCTTGTTGAAACCACTCATATGCTTTTGCTAGTCCAGTATCAAGATCGTACTTAGGCTTCCAACCCTTAGCAGTGATCTTACTATAGTCTAGTGGTCTTTTAGGTGTTCCATTAGGTCTACTAGTATCCCATTCAATCTTACCTTTAAACCCTGTGAGAGCAGCAATCTTATGTGCTAAATGGAAGATAGAAACATCCTGACCTGATCCAACATTGATGAGTTCTGCATTGTCGTAGTGTTCTACGGCAAACATACATGCATCTGCTAGATCATCCACATAAGTAAACTCCCTCATTGGTGTACCATCACCCCAACAGGTAACAGTATCAGTAGTAGCATTGTTAAACTTAGTCATCAATGCAGGTATCACATGACCATTCTCAGGATGGAAGTTATCTCCTGGTCCATATAGATTAGAAGGCATTAGTGAAACACCTTTAAATCCATACTGTTTATTATACATCTTAAGCATCTCTATGCCATGTATCTTAGCAATAGCATATGCTTCATTAGTAGGTTCTAATTCAC